TGAGTGTGTACAGACCGCTCGGGGCCGCCATGTCGATTCCTCACGTTGTCTGGCTGGGACTTCCGATGGGACGAGATTCAGGCGGCGAACGTGCCGCGGTAGAGGTCTGCGAGTTCTTTCGCGGCGGGCGAGAGCATCACGCCACCCGCGTTGGCTGCGAAGGACACCGAGTAGTCGTCGATCGACTCGGACTTGGTGGAGATGTCCGGGCTTGAGTAGGCCGCGCCGGCGGACTCGAGGACAGCGCCTTTGACGTCGTCGGGTACGGCCGCGAACCCGTGGGTCAGATCGACTTCGATCATGTCCGGTGGGAACGCGCACCGGACACCCCAGCCTGCAAGCCGGTACAGGACCTGCTTGATTCGGGTGTAGTCGGTGATCGTGGTGGTGCCAGCGGTCGCGGTGACGATCCGGACGGCCTGGATGGAGATTATCGGCCGGAACGGCAGCCGGATCTGCGACCAGCCGTAGCCCTCAACCTGGTAAGTGGCTGTCGTGGGCACGAACGCCGTGTTGGCCCTCAGCGTGAACAGTTGCGATGCGGTCTGCAGGGCGAGGGTTGCCGTGGAGGTGTCGACGTCCTGCTGCAGGTAGGAGGCCAGTTCGGAGGCAGTCGCATACATCACCGACACGGCCGCCTCCTCACGCTAGGAGCGCCTTGACCTTCGCTACGTCTTCGGCCAGGCCGTCGCGCTTGTATGCCGCGTAGGCGTCGCCGTCAGCGCGGTACCGCTCCTCGGAGTTCGCCCGCCGGTAGCCCTCGTCCATCGGCGCCTTCCCGGCGAGCGGATGCATGTGCTCGACAACGACGGCTGGCAGGTAGCGCAGGCATTCGGCCTGCGCTCCGAGGTCGCGCCAGAAGTCGTCGACGAAGAGGTGCTTGAGCGCCGGCGGCCCCATGTATCCGAGCGCTCGGACGATGTCTGCGGTGATGACCGGTGCGGTCGGCAGATTCTGTCCCTGGAGCAGGTCGTTGCCGTAGGCGATGCCGGTGCCCATCTCCCGCAGGGCGGCGAGCAGGGCCGTGTCCCAGCCTTTCGAGCGGGGCCGGTGGTCGTCGTCGAGCTTCGCGATCGCGAACGGCGCGAACTCTGCCAGCGCCCGGGCGGCGCCGTAGTTGATCGCACCGACGTGACCGGAGTTCGGCGGCGCCCAGGCGAAGAACACCTGCGTCCCGGCCGGCGCCTGATACTCCGGCCCGGTCGGATCGTCGGCGTCGACGACGACGAGCAGCACCGTGTCGGCGGTGCAGGTCTTCGCGCACTGCTCGGCCAGTGCCGCGGCCGCCGCTGGACGGCCGCGGGACGGGACCACAACGACAAGCTCAGGCATTGCGGATCCAGTAGCCGGCCGGATGGTGCGTGACGGGCGTGAGCCGCTCGAGGGCGATGTCGCGCGACCAGTCGGGGTTGCCCTCGAGGTGCTTCTCGATGGCGTCGAGCGGTGATCCGACCATGTCGCCGAGGCCGTGGGCTGTGCGCAGGGTTCGGGTGGCGTAGCCGAAGATGCCGTCTTCGACGACGAGGTAGCAGCCGGGCGTCACCAGCGGCCCGTACAGTTCGATCTCCTTGGTGACGTGCGGGCCGGAGTGGTCGGAGTCCAGTGAGACCATGCAGCGGCGGCCGCGGACCATGCCCCGGATGTAGTCGCCGACGTCCGGATCGGATGAGTCACCGGTGAGGCAGTCGACCTGGCCACGCGAGCCGTCGCCGAGCACAGTGCCCTTTTCGTGGGGCGTGATGTCCACGGTGATGACGTCGATGCCCTGCTCCGCAAACCACCGCGCTGACGCACCGGCGCGGGTGCCGGTTTCGACGATCACCTCAGGCTTGGTCGCCTCGATGATCTGCCGGTACCGCTCGAGGTCTTCGTCGAGCTTCAGCATGCCGTCCGGCTTGACGTGCCGGTTGTTGGCGAGGGTCTCGAGGGACGCCTCGATGTTGACGTGCACGGGCAGTGGTGAGCCGGCCGGCTTGTCAACGGCGGCCTGGACGTACCGCTGCCGGAAGTAGTCCTCCTCGGCGACCCACTGGTGCTTGTAGTGGCTGGTCTTGACCCGGGTGTCGACGAAGATCGGGAAGCCGAGTGCGCCGGCCCGGGCGCAGAACGACAGGTCTTCGGAGAACAGCTGCTTCGTCGTCGGGTTCGGGAGCCGGTCGTACCAGGCGGGCCGGATCGTCCCGTCGGTGAACGCGTCGCGCATCTTCTCCAGCACGCTGCGGTGGATGAGGACGCAGGCTGAGCCGGTGGCGTGGACCTGGGTGACGGCATCGATGGGGTAGTCCCAGCGGACCGCGTACCCGGACTGGTCGCCGACGGTGATCCAGTCGTAGATGGTGGGCGTGGGCTGGGTCCGCCAGCCGCCCATGCCGTCGGGGTCGTCCTCGCGCTGGGCGAAGCACAGCCCGCCGACGATCGGCCGCTCCACGGGGTCGGCGGCTTCGAGGAGGAGTTCGAGGGCGTCGGGCTGGAATCCCATGTCGGTGTCGAGCCAGAACAGCCAGTCGGCGGTGTAGTCCTCGAGGAACTCGTGGACGGCCTGGTTCCGGGCTTCGATGAGGCCGCCGGTGCCGTACTTGATGGCGAGGTACCCGCCGGGCTTCTGGAGCCGGCCGTTGAGTTCGGCGTCGAACGCAACGAGGCCCATCATGCTGCGATGCCACGAGTAGGCGACGTCGTTCGACACGACGTAGGCGAGGACGACCTTGTCGGTATCAGCCACGGCGCGCGTTCCGGCGCTCGCCCGGCGCGGCGGTCGCGGTCTCGACCGGCCCGTCTTCCATGCCGGTCTGCGGGTCGTCGGAGAAGAACCCGGGCTGCTCCCGGACGACCTGCAGGCCGGCGCTGTACTTCTGGCCACGGTGGACGGTGAACGTGTCGCCGGTGGTGAGCGCGACGGTGGCGGTTTCCACGGCGTAGACGATGTTGCTCATGCGCGTTTTTCCTTCCAGGTATGCGGAAGCCCCGAACCACCTGGTGGGTTCGGGGCTTCCTTCCCTCGTCGATCAGGCGAGGGCGTCAGTGTGTGGTTGGGGCTACTTCCGGGCCTCGGCCCGGGCGGCGCGCCGCTTCTCGGCGTCCTCTTCCTTCTTCGCCTCGTCGGTGGCCGCCTTCTCGAGGCCGGCCTTCCGCTCTTCCTGCGTCTCCTGCTTGAACCCGAGCTCGGCGAGCTTGTCGTCGACGTCGGCGATCCGCTCATCGACGATCTTGAGCGCTTCCTTGTCCACGACGGGCGGGTCGATGACGTCCCGGTTCATCTGGTGCGCCTGCTTCTCGGCGAGGAGGTGCTGCACCGCCGGGTCGGACGATTCGCCGGCGAGCGGCGCCCGTCCGGACAGGGGCAGGGATACCGAGTCGTTGACGGTCGGGTTGGCGGTGGTGGTGTTCTGGGCGGCGGAGCCGACGGGCTTCGGGTCGGTTTTCTGCTCGTGCTTGGCGGGTTCGGTCACAGCCATGACTTATTCCTTTCGCGCCGCCAACGCGACGGCGACCAGATCCGGATAATGCTCGACGACCCAGGCCACGAGGTCTTCGGGTCGCTGGCCAGCAGGTTGCGGCCGGACCCAAAGCTCAAGGTTGGCCGGTCGGTTGTCGCTGCGGCGTCCGTTCTTGTGGTGCACGTTCTCGAACGGCTTCAACGCCCGCCCGAGCGTTGCCTCCATGACCGTCCGGTGCTCGGACGCCGAGTGCCGCTTACCGCCGACATACCAGGCGGTGCGGCGGTACCCCTTCGTCAGGAAGATCGAACCGGAGCCATTTGGTCGCTTGGTCGTCGATGCGGCGCCAGTGTCGCCCTTCAGGCGTTTCCGGTTGTAGTGCAACGAGCAAAGGCCATTGGCGTAGTACTTCCTAGTACAGCCCTCGATAGAGCACGGCACAATGCCCATCCGGTCGCCGCGCACCGCTCCCACCGGGCCGACATCGCCGGTCTTCAGGCGGCGGCCATAGTGCATGCCGCACAAAGGTTCCTTCATCTTCGGAACCTTGGCTACGCGGTCGCAGCCCTCGATGCCGCAAGGTGGGTAGCTCTCGCCGCGCTGCGCTCGCGAGTGGGCGCGGTTCTTGCACGCTCGGGTGCAGTAGGTCTGATTCGTTCGCCGCGGCTCGAAGACGATCGAGCAGCCTGGGCAGTCCCTAGACTCGGCCACGTCGGGCACCTCTTGGATAGGCGTTCCGGCGGAGTGCCAGGGAGAGTCACCTCCCTGGCACTCGCTTGTTGCATCAGCCTACCACAATCGGCGATTTCGCCCACTCAGGTGTTGACCAACAGCCTGAAGCCCAAATCGTTAGCGCTCGATCCCCCGATCCTACTGTACGCGAACCATCCGCGCTGGCCAGTGGGCATGCCGTAGGCGGAACCGGCCGTCGCCTGCTGGAAGATCTGCGGGATAAGCTCAACGCTCATGCCGCCACGTCGCGCCACCACGTAGTTGGAGAAATCGCCCGCGATGACGTAGCCCTCGGTCGCCGAGGTCGTGGTGGTGAGCGACGGCATGTACGGCGACTCGTAGACGCCGCGGTTGAACAGCATCTCCACCGCGCCCTCGGGCAGCGTCACGGTCGTCGCGTGATACACGTTGGCCGTGCCCAGCTGTCGGATCGCGTTGTTCAGGCTGACGTTCATGAGCCAGGACGCGTTGCGGCGGTTGCGCTGCGGCACCGCCTGCCACAGGTTGTACGGGTCGGCGGCGGAGATGGCGCCGACGTTCGTGGCCGCCCGAACGCGGACGTTGGTGTTCGCCGAGAGGCAGGTGAGGATGCCCTTGGGCTCGCCGGTGCCGGAGCCGCGGGTGAACTTGTCGACGAGGAGCTCGTCGTAGCCGGCGGAGAGGAGGGTCTGCATCTCGGCGGCGAAGCCGGGGTAGTCCTGGCCGATCTCGATGGAGAAGGGGATGAACCCGCGGGCCATGAACACGGTCACGGACGGCTGGGCGAGGGTCGCCATGTCGTCGGAGACCGCGGCGGCCTCGGCGTCGAACGACCAGGAGACGCCGGCCGAGCTGACGCCCTTCCAGACGTTGGTGTTGACGTCGACCTGCCGGGCGAGCTGCAGGAACGGGTTCCCGGATCCCTGCGCGGTCATGATGATCGACGGGTCGATGAAGACCGGGATGCCGAACCCGCCGGCGGTGGTCGTGCCCTCGGACGCCGCACGGTACTCGTTGTAGGCGCGGACCGCGTTCTGCTGCTCCGGGGAGAGCATTGGGTGCGGCTCGGTGACGAGCTTCATCCACGCGTCGCGGTAGTCCTCGTTCTCGGTGACGAGGATCCGGCGGGCGATGTCGGTGTTGACCCGGATCTGCCGCTCGACCTCGTCCTTCTCCTCGGGCCGCAGGTGCGCCGAGGAGTTGCGGTCGTCGAGGGTGCGCAGGGCCCGGTCGCGGGCCTCGGCGGTGGACATGCGGCGGACGTCGCCGTACGGGTCCTGCCGGTCGCGGGTGCCGAGGTTGAGCATCGCCGCCTCGACGGCCTTGGGTCGACGCTTGAAGACCTCCTGCACGGCGCGGTGCTCGTCGACGCGCTTGATGGCGAAGTCGCGGAGCTTCAGGCCGTAGTCGAACGCGGTCTGCTCGGCCGGGGTCTTGTCCCGGAGTTCGCCGGTGTTCTCGTCCTGGTGGATGGAGCGCAGGTGCGCGTCGAGGACCTCGACGAACTTCTGCAGCTCGTCGGGGGTCTTGCCGCGCAGCGCGTCGGGGGTGCCGGAGTTGAGGTCGTCCAGGCTCCTGTCGCGGAGCTCGGGGAGGATGTCGATCGGGTCGTTGTCGCTCACTTCAGGATTCCTCTGGCTTGGAGTGCGCCTTGGTCGAGGCGCTGTCGGATGGACAGCCGCGGCTGTTCGCGGACCTGCTCCCGGTCGAGTCCGGCGCCGCCCGAGCTCCGCGCTGAGGGCCCCACGCCGGGGTGGTCGATGGATCGCAGGTCGTGTGCGAGTTCCCGCAGCAACGTCAGGTGTTCCTCCGGCCCGAGTTGGGCGAGGAGGGACCGGACGGAGACGGTGGTCGAGTCGTAGGCCGGGAAAACGACCGGGCCGAGCTCGTGGACGTCGGCGTCGCCGACGGTGCGCAGGTCGACGTCACCGGACCGGCGCTGCCAGGCTTCTCCGCCGTCGACGACGTTGAACCGGAAGCTCATGCCCTTGATGGCGCGGCCGGCGATGGCCTGCCGGACGGGCTCGACGACCGGGTTGTCGAACAGGGTCGCCCGCACGTGCAGGCCCTGGGAGTCCTCGGACAGGTCGTCGATGGACCCGATCGGCACCGCCCCGACCCGCGGGTCGCGGCCGTGCTCGAATTGCAGCACCGGCATCCGCTGACGGATGGACCGGGTGAACGCCCCGTGGGTGATGACCTCGTCGAAGTCGCCACCGATCGCGGCGATCCGGGTCGGGGCGTTGAACACGGCGGCGTAGCCCTCAAGTGTCCGGCCGTCGCTGGTACGGGAGCGCTCCTCGACCTCGAATCCGAACGCGCGGATGCACATGTCCATGACGCCGCTCCTCTTCTGTCTCGGAAGCGACTTCATGGCCGGGTCGTAGGCGAGGGTGCCGTCGTCGTCTTTGCGTGGCGGGCGGCCGGCGCTCTTGCGTGGCCGGCGGGACTTCAGTGCGGTGCCGGCCGACTTCTTCGCGGCCGCTGCCGCCTTCGCGAACTGGCCGCCGGCGTCAGTCCCGGACGGGGCGCGAGGGTGTTCCTCGGGCTGGAAGGCGCGCGTGGGCATTGTCGCCCCCTCGGCATCGCGACTTCTGGTGGCGGAGGCCTCGGCGAACTTGTCGAGGAGTCGCAGGAATTTGCGGGTCTCGGCGGCGTCGAGGGTCGCCTGCCAGTCCTGGTCGGAGCCCCAGTCGTCCGGGGCACCCTTGGGCTGGACTCCCATCCGTAGGTAGGGGCCTACGGATGGGTCGTCGAGCTCGACCGAGAAGGCGACGTCGCCCCATGCCGAGCCGGAGACGATGCCCTGAGTGAAAGTGATGTAGTCGGTGCGGTCGACGATCTGACGCAGTCGGGCCATCCGGGCGGGGTCTGGGTTGCCGTTGGCCTCGAGCGCTTCGATCTCTTCCCAGGCTGCATCCTCGGCCCGCTGCTGCTCGACCGCTTCGGCGATCGCCGGCCGGATCCGGTCGGCGAGGCGACGCATCGCGAACTCGTCGATCTGGGCGGTGCCGTTGAATCCCTGCTCGCCGCCGACGAGCTCCTCGCGGATCTCATCCTGGCGGGCTGTGATCTCGCTTTGCCGGTCCGGGCTCGCGGCCTCGTACTCGTCGTCGAGAGCATCGGCCTCGGCGGAGAGGCGCTGCCGGTCCGCCTCTGACAACGGGGGCCGGGACGGGTTGCCGTCCCAGGCAGGGATGCCCTCTTCGCGGTCCCGCTGGCCGTACCCCTCGGCGCCGGCACCGAAGCGCAGGAGACGGTTGCCGCCGCGGTCGGTGAGCGCCATGCGGACACCGCCGGCGGCGGCGTCGACCTTCGCGGAGCCGAGGAGCTGCTCGTCCGGCTCAAGTTTGATCTTCCCGGCGAGTTTCAGCGTGTCCTTGAGCCCGCTTGATGCACCACCGCCTGCGGAGATCCACTGACCGCCACCTTCGCCGCCCGGGTCGCGTGGCTGGCCGGCGTTGTACCGGCGCAGCTCCTCGGCGGACAGGCTGCGAACGAGCCAGTACGGGAGACGGTCGAGCCTGGTGCCGTGCTGCGGTGCCGTCAGGGCGGGCTGCATCGCTCCGCGCACCTCCCGTCGGGGAATATGTGCGGGACCGTCTAGGGCCGCGCAGGGATCGTGACGTAGCCGTTTGACCAGCCGGTGGCGAGCGCGGCGAAGGTTTGCTGTTCCGTCCAACCGCCGGCCCGCTGGCAGGACCGGAAGATTCGCTCCGCCAGGTCTCCGTCGAAGGCGGCGACTTGGCCGTCGATCCGGATTGCTCCGACCTGCTTACCCGATCCTTCGGCGACGATCGGGAGGCTCTGCACGGTCATGTGACCTCCGGAAGCAGCCGCGATGTGGCGCCCTTGGCGTGTGGTGCGAGCGCGTCCAGCCTGGCCAGCGCGAATTCGTACCAGTCGCCGCGGCCGAGCCGGTCGAAGTCGGCCTTGCGGCGATGGAGCCGCTGCCGGATTTCGGCGACGTCGCCCGGGGTCAGATCGTTGTCGATCCAGGTCTGGTTGAACGGCTTGAACCAGTGCGACGTGTAGCCCGAGCTGATACCCCGGTCCGGCCGCGCGGGGTTGTCGTCCCTGTCGTACTCGCCCCGGATGTAGCGGAATGCCAGGCCGTGGTCGATCGGGACGATGCCCCTACCGCCGTCGAGGACCATGACGTTGCCCGCGTTCCGGTCCGCGTTGCTCGTCAACAGGTCGAGGAGGCCGATCATCCGGCCCTCGTCGGAGCTCGGCAGCGAGTTGTCGAAAACCTCGAGCTCGGCCGTCGACCGGGCGTTGTCGACGAACTCCATGTGCACCGTGTCGGTGCCGCTGCGGACGACCGCCGGTGCGCGCAGGCCGAGGGCGTGGGCAACGAGCGGGGCGAGTTCCTCGGCGTCGGACTGCTGTTTCGCCGAGACGTTCCCGATGTCTTTCGACCGCTTCCACACGGTTTTCGTGCCGTCTTCGTACGTGTGCAGTTGGACTTCGCCCATCAGGCCACCGGACAGCGGCTTCTTACTGGCGACTGTGCCATGCTCCACGATCCGGGCCAGTTTCGTCCGTCCGGCGTCGTGCGGCGTAGTCTCGCCGGCCGGCTCCGCAGCATTTCTCTTCCGCGGCGCCCGCTTCTTGGGTGCTGCAGGCGCGGCGGGCGTTGGCGGCTTCTCCGCGGCTGCGGGTTTGCCCTCGTCGAGGTGCGCCATGAGCTTCTGGGCGATCGACTCGCGGCCCTCGCCACGCTTGAGATCGATGCCACGGGCCTTGGCAACCCGGCGGAGCTGTTCACGGTCGAACCCCTCGAACGGGTCGCCCGTGCTGCCGCCGGCCTTGTGCGCCTTCAGTGCGTCTTTGAGCCTGTCAACGTTGGAGCGGAACCGGCCGCCACCGGCGGCACCCTTCGGGTTACGGGGGTGGTCGGCCGGGTCGAACTTCGCGCGGGCGGCAAGGGCAAGCTCACTGATGGCGGTGAGGAGCACCTGGGTGTGCTCGTCGAGCGGACCGTCGGGCTCGTCGTCGATGTCGGGCCGAGCCGTACTGCGCTCGTCGGTGTCGACGTCGAGTTCGTTGAGCACGTCTTCGATCGCGTCGAGGACCCCGGCGACGTCGTCGGAGTCCTCGTCCTCATCCGGCGGGTCAAGGAGCAGTGTGTACGGGTCGTCGTCGTCCGGGTCGCCGCCGCCGAAGACGATCCCGATGATGCCGTTGCCGTACAACTCGATCCGGTGGGCGCCGTCGCCCCACTCGTCGTCGGTGTAGACCTCGCCGGCTGGGACGCTGTCGTCGCCGTCCGGGTCGTCGCGGTCGTTGACGATCTGGCGGAGCTTCCGGTCGAGCTCGTCGAGTTCACCGGCGGACATGTCGACAGCCCGGTCCTTGCCGACCTCGCTGAACGCCCACCGCACGTCGCCGCTGCCGTCGATGCCCATGTGAAGTTCGCCGAACGTGCCCTCGGCGGTGCTGATCGGGTCGAAGTCGCCGAGCCCGTCGTCGGGGACTTCCGGGCCGGCGATGCCGCCGCTGAACTTGCCGTCTGGGTCTCCGTGCGACTGCTGGTTGTGCTTCCCCGGGAGGTGGCGGTACTCAAGCTCTGGACGGCGGACATCGGCCACCAGGGCACCTCCCGACTACCCAGGCCCGACGACCTTGCCCCGCGGGGGCTTGCCATGCGCGACCTTGTTCGCGTCCGACCCCGGCCATATCCCGAACCGTTCGTGGAACCACTCGGCCGCGGCCCGTTTGGCCATCCCGTCTGGCATGTGCTTCTTCAGATGGCCGTACAGCTCCGTGAACGTCCCCCACTTGCCGGCACCCTTGCCATGCAGCCAGTAGTTCTTGAGTTGGTTTCGGTCAGCTGCGCGCCGCTCACCGTAGGCCTGCAGGAACGTGCGGTATGAGGAGTCCGTCACAGCTACCCCCCGATGGCCGGCTGTGGCGGCTGCCCGTCCGGTTGCGCCCCGGGCTGCTGCAACTGCACGCTCACCATGCCGGAGTGCTTGAGCAGGCCCATGTTCTGCCCGATGACCGCGGCCTTGACCGACTCTGGCTCAAATCCTCCGTTGACGCCGGCGACGATCGTGGCCATCTGGATCTGCGCAATCTCGGCAGCGTCCTTGGCGTCTTCGCGCAGGATCGGCATGTCGGCAACGTCGAACCAGAGTTCGGCATCGTTCGGGACCGTGACCAGCGTGGCCGTGGATCCGCACAGATCCTGCAATGTCGGGTACACCCACGTGTCGGCGAACATTCGGCGGGCGGCCGAAAAGTTGCCGGCGTTCAGTGAGCTGCCGGAGAGTCCTTCGGAGATGCCGAGCAGCGCGGCCGGTACGCGGGACAGGACGGATAGCCGAGTCTCGCCGAGGCCTTGCGTGGACTTGAAGTCGATCTGACTGAGGTCCGATCCGACAACCGTCGCGTCGGCGCCGGCGGCGAGGTACAGGGTCCGGTAGGCGTTCGCAACACCGGCGTGTTTCTGTTCCATCGCGTCGACGATCTCTTCGAACTGCTCGCGGGTTGCGGCGGTGACGCCCTTCACGACGAGGTTCGGGGTGGCACCATTCTCGAAGAACCGGATCTTGTGTTCGGTGGCGAGGCGGTCACCTTGGATGTCCCGCACCGCTGGGGTGATCCAGGACATGCCGATGCCTGCGGCTTCCGGGTCGGGGATCGGCGACCAGTGCGCGACGTCCTGCGGCAGTAGCGTCTCGATCCGGTTGCCGGAGTTGAAGCCGCCGTTGCAGTAGACGTAGCCGAGGAGCTTCCCGTCGAGGGCGTGACTGGGGTAGTCGGGCTGCCGGTCGGAGCCGAACAGCAGCGCCACCCAGTCGGGGCGCAGCACGCGGAGCCGATCCGGCTGGCGGGTGACGTAAGCATTCCCGGCCAGGCCGGCATGCCACTCCATCCGGGCCAGCAACTCGCCGGTGGTGGCGTTCGTCCACGGACGCTCGAGCACGCCGAGGTCGCGGTTGCCGAAAGTCCGGCGGGCCTTCGGCGAGGAGGGGAGGTTGCGCCACGTGAACCGTGCCTGACTGAGGACGAGCGCCCGGACCATCTGCGCGGCGAACGCTGGCGGGCAGCCCCGCAACGCCGAGGCGTACCCGGGCAGGGTCGCAACAACCTCGGTCGCGCGGTTCCCGGCGAGGGTCTGGTTGAGCCCGGATCCGCCGATGCCGTACTGGACGCCGCCGTATCCGAACGTCGATGGGATCAGGTAGTCGGTGAGCCACTGGTCGATGGCGAAGCGCTGCTCCGTTGGCCGGTCGACCGTCCGGGCCTGGATCCGCTCAAGCAGTCCCACGTGAGCGGCCCGCCTCCCAGCCGAGCACAAACGCTGTCCGCGCCCAGCGCAGGGCCGGGACAGCCCTCGCGGCGGCGTAGCCGATTGCGAAGAACACGGCTGCGATGACGCCAAGCAGCACCGCGATAAGCTTCGCGAGCGCCCAGCCGGCCGACCACAGCCCAACCCGGATATACCCGGCGACTACCTGGCCGGTGTCGCGGGTCTGGTCGCGGCGCCGGTCGCCGGTGCTGAGGAGCTCGTCGAGTGTGACCATCGGAGCCCCCTAGCGCCAGGATGCGAAGAATTGCGGGGCGGGCTCGGGTGCCGGCATCGTCGCAACCGCTTCGAGGGCCAGCACCGCACCGATGCCAGCGTCAATTTTTGCCCGGTCCGGGCCTTTCACGAATACGAACTTCGTCCGGCCGTCGTCGTCATCGTCGCGGACTCGGACCTTCCGCTTGTACATGTTCAGCACTTGTGCACTGAGAGCCGGTGATCCGTCGTGGCTGTACGCACCCTCAGTGAGGGCGGTGGTGAACCGGTCACAGGCGCGCCACATCCGGGTCGGCTGATTCGTGTCGAACAGCACGACGGTTTCCTCGCCGTACTCCTCGATCCAGAATTCGATCTCCGTCTGCCACTTCGCCGGGTCACACAGCATGAGGCCCACGTCGTAGTAGGCCATCACCTCGGCCAGCCGCGAACGGATCTCCGCACGAGGCACCCGCCACGTCTTCGGCGCGTCATCCGGCCGCTGCCAGACCTCGATCTCGAAGGTGTGCGGCGTGCCGTCGATAATGGCGCAGCCGATCAGGACCGTGCAGTCATCGGACAGCGACCCGTCGAAGCCTAGCCCGATCCGGGTGCCGGCCGGCACTTCGATGTCGAGCCGCTTCAGGTCGTTCCAGCGTTTCGTCTCCACCGCCTTGCGGCGGTCATCGACGTTGTGGTTGAAGTAGAACCGCTCCGAGTCCTCCCATGTGGACTCCGGATCCCGGACCTCGGCGACGATGCGGTCCAAGTCGATCCACCACGCGTCACCGTAGGCGACCCGCAGGGCGGCCTTCAGCGTCTCGTCGGAGTCCTCCGGCTTAACCTCCGGGGCCTCGACCGCGTCGTAGTAGATACCCGGCGCACCGTCGGTCACCGCTTTGTGGGTGCCTTCGGCGACCGAGTCCTCGCCTGGGATGAACGAGTTCGTCGTCTCGTAGGTGCGGCCGCCCATCTTCGCCACGTTCCGGCGGATCGTGCGCGCCAACCGCTTCCCGCCGTTGCTCGGCGTCCAGAGGTGCGTCTCGTCCAGCACCCCGTAGGTGACCCGCTGGCCTTCTCGCGTGCCAGCCGAAGCGGTGACCGGCTCCAGCTTCCCGGGCCGGTCACGCAGGTAGCAGCGGGTCAGTCCAGCGTCGATGCGCAGGGCGTCGGCGGCCTGGCCATCATTCGCGGTCAAGAACTCGTAGATCGCCGCGTACGTGTTCTCGGTCTGGTCCTCTGACACCGCGGCGACCTGAACCCACGACGATGGGTCACTCTTTGTCCCCCACGGCCGGCCGACCGGTTCCCCGGCCGCGTCCCATCCGTCGAACCGCACATCCCCGGCGAGCTCCGCGATCGCCTTGGCCGCTTCTACCGGCGACTTCCCGCGGCCCTTCGACCGGCGCGACGCGCCGCGGCGGTGGACGAACCGGCCCGTCTTCGGGTCCACCGCGTACCACTCGACAAGGATCACGGCCTGCTCGTCGGTGAACACCAGCGGCTCAGCCTCGTCACGCGGCGAAGCCAGGTGATCGGACCACCAGTCCAGCAGCGACCACCCTAGCGAGGGGAAGTCGTTCTCGTGTTGCGGGCCACGCCACGGCATGACTCAGGCCGACTTCACCGCGCGCAGCCGCGCGTACCGGCTGGCCGGCTTCTCCTCAGCCGCCGGCGCAGCGGGCTGGGGCGTGACCTGCATTCGCAGCCTCGCCCGGTCCTCCGGTGTCGCACCGAACTTCGCTGCACGCAGGCGCAGTTCAGATGCGAACTCCCATCGGCCCTTCGACCACATCGTGTGATGCATCAGGGCGGTGTCGATCAGGAAGTCCCAGTCGGTGGCGGTGAACGTCTGTGCCTGCGCCGAGCGCCGCCAGGTGTCCCACCACGACATCGTCCGCGGGTGCCACAGTTCCGCATCCGGTAGGGCATCATCCGGCAGGTTCGGACCGCGCAGTTCGTCGTCCTGAGCTACTACGGTCGCAGGCTTCGGGTCGGCGTTGCGGCGGACGCGTGTCGTCGGGTCCTTCGGGGCGGGGCCTCGTCCAGCCATGGCCGTCACCACCTCCCCGAATGCCAGGTCTCCGGGCGGAGGACTTCAAGGATCCCGCGGAGCGCTTCGCGCTGGTCGGCGTTCGGAGCCGACTCGAACCGCGCTTCCACTAGGTCTGCGACGACGCGACGTTCGTTGGCCCGGATCTCGGTCTCCGAAGGTGCAGCCACCGGCGCGTCGCGCGACTCGGCCCCACCCTGGTTCGACCGTTGACGCTCGCTGCGGCCAGAGATATGCGCCCGCCAGCTGCTGCGGGTCAACTCGGCGGCCTTGCCGACCAGGTCAACAACCTCGGCCGGATTGGTGCCGAGCGAGAACCACTCACCCTCGATCCGGAAATCGCGGAGCCGAAGGTGGATCTCCCGCTCGAGACTCCTATCGCCGTCAAGTGAGTGCAGTAGGGCGAGGTCGGACGGGGGTCGCGTACTACTGAATCGCTGGTGGACCACAAGAGGGCAGGTCTCGCCTCGACGCAAAGCTCGAAGGCGGTCGTCGAGGTTGCCGGCATAGCCGATCTTTACTGGGCCGGTGCGGGGCGAGTGGCCCACGACGTAGACAGGCACTGGTGTTCATCTCCTGGAATGCGAGAGGCCCACGCCAGGAGACGTGGGCCTCTCTTCCCACCGGAGCTACCGGCAGGCGTCGATATTTTTATGCATGGGATATTCAGCGCCGCGTTCCTGACTACGCAGAGTGACTGTGACTGAGATCCCCAGACCCGTACACAACCCTTGCGGGG